AAAAACGCGCACGGGGGGCCCACGTTTCGTGGGGGCGGGGTGACGGGTCCCATACGCCAATTCACAATTCCCACCCACCACCACTTTTACTTGCGCTACCCCCTTGCGCACAATTACTCTAGGGTCCCATGCTGTATACCGGAGCCGCCCCATTACCCCGCCACACGTATGCGTATGTGGAGCCGAATGCGATAGGGACCCACGACTGGCTGCGGGTAGCTTGGTTTGGGTTGGTGAGTCACCCCGGTCGCACTTGGGGGTGTCATGTGATGTTGGAGTGCGGGGCGGTGTACCGGAACGTACCGTTACACAAGCTTGCGCACAAAATCACAGGGTCCCCTTGGGACCCCGCCGACGCACAGACTTGGGATTGCTACGGGCACCACTTCAGCATGTTGGAGTATCCGTTTCTTGATGGTACGCGGATGCGCACCCGGCTACGGTCTAAGCAGGAGCACACGGGGAATTACTTATTTACTGCGATTCCGATGCTGGATGGATTCAGTCTGGAGCCAGAACAATCGAAGGAGTTTTACTTCATTAAACTGGACAACGGGCGTTATACAGCGCAACCTACGAACCACGTTTTGGTGTTGGATAAATCGTTCATTACTGAATCCAACTGGCCTAAGTTGAAGCGTCAAACTGATGTATGGAGTGTTGACAATGGCAACGAAGTCTAAGGTAAACGCAGCGGGCAATTACACGAAGCCTGAGATGCGCAAGAAGTTGTTTAACGAGATCAAGGCATCTGCCACTCAAGGTACCGCAGCGGGCCAATGGTCAGCTCGCAAAGCTCAGTTACTGGCTAAGCGGTACAAGGAAAAGGGCGGCGGGTACAGGGATTAACCATGAAACCCTCACAAAAGTCACTGAAGAACTGGACTGCTCAAGAGTGGACCACGAAGTCTGGAAAGCCCTCATCGAAGACGGGCGAGCGTTACTTACCGAAGGCTGCGATTGAATCTTTAACGCCGCAGGAGTACGCACGTACAACGGCAGCGAAGCGCGAGGGCAAGGCAAAGGGCAAGCAATTTGTAGCGCAGCCGAAGTCAATAGCGAAGAAGACTGCGCGATATCGATGATTCAGTCTGCCCAGGGGGTTCCTGCACCTCCGCCGTTAGACATGAACGATCCTCTGATCAAGGAGCTGAACAAGCTCCCGACGGATGATTTGATTGCGTACGAGAACCGGCTGAAGTGGGTGAATCAGAGGCATAAGCACCAGAAGCCCCCGAAGGGGGATTGGACAGTCTGGCTCTTGCTGGCGGGACGCGGAGCGGGTAAGACTCGAGCCGCAGCCGAATGGGTGTGGTGGCAGGCTTACAAGGCGCCGGATACGCGCTGGTTGGTGTGTGCACCGACCTCAGCGGACATTCGCGATACGTGTTTTGAGGGTGATTCGGGCTTGATGCAGGTGATGCCTGAGCGTGTTGTTCAAGAGTACAACAGGTCGCTATCGGAAATTATTCTGAAGAATGGTTCGCTAATCAAAGGCATTTCAGCGGAGACGCCTGATCGGCTGCGTGGTGGGCAATGGCACGGTTGTTGGACCGACGAGCTGGCTGCGTGGCAGTACGATCAAGAGGCGTGGGACATGATTATGTTTGCGCTTCGATTGGGGAAACACCCGAGGATTGTAGCGACGACGACACCGAAGCCGAAGGCGTTGATTCGGGATTTGATTTCGCGTGATGGTGCGGATGTACACGTAACGCGGGCGAGCACGTACGAGAACATTGCCAATTTGGCTCCGACGTTCCAGCAGCAGTTGTTGAAGTTTGAGGGCACGACACTGGGGCGCCAAGAAATTTACGCAGAGGTTTTAAACCCTGAAGAGCAGGGGATTATCAAGCGCAATTGGGTGAAACTCTGGCCGGCGAAGAAGCCGTTACCGGCGCTTGAGCACATTGTGATGAGCTTGGACACGGCATTTACGGAGCAGACTCGGGACAAGAAGACATCGGATTCGGACCCGAGTGCGTGCGTGGTGTTGGGTTTGTTCTACGAGAACGAGAAACCGAACATTATCTTGTTGGATTGTTGGGAAGACCGGTTAGGGATGCCGGAGTTGATTAAGAAGGTGAAGCGGGAGATGGAGGTTTACTACGGGGAGGACGATCAGAAGCCGATTATCAAGCCGATGTACGGTCCTTCTCGGATGATTAACACGGGTCGGAAGCCCGATACGATAGTGATTGAGGACAAGGGCAGCGGGATTTCGCTCCGTCAGATGCTCTCTAGGGAGGGGATTCTGGCGCATGCGTATAACCCTGGGAAGGCATCGAAGTTGACCCGATTGCACATGGTGAGTCACTTATTTGCCAGTGGGATGGTGTGGTTTGTGGAGAGTGAGAAGCGTTCCGGGCATGTTAGATCATGGGCGGAGCCGCTTTTATACCAATTGTGTTCGTTTTCGGGGGAGGGGACGATCAAACACGATGATTTGATGGATGCTTGCACGCAGGGATTACGTTTCCTAGCGGACAGGGATATGATAAGCGTGAGTAAACCTAAACCGGTACAGCCGCGACTAATTGTGAACGAGCGTCCGAGGGGAAATCCATATGGCATCTGAGCCGAATGATTTGGATGAAGCGAAGGAAGACCTTGGTGAGATGTTTGAACTCCCTGATGAGGTGTCTGAGATTGAGGACACTGAGGACGGCGGGGCGATTGTTCGTTTTGAAGAGGAGTCCGAGGAGTCTGTTGAGTTGGAGTTTTACTCTAACTTAGCGGAGACGCTGCCTGAGGGCGAGATGGACTCTTTGGCGCAGGATCTTTTGGGTTTGGTGTCGAAGGACAAGGAAGCGCGCAAGAAGCGCGATGAGCAGTATGAAGAGGGAATTCGGCGTACGGGACTTGGAGATGATGCACCAGGCGGCGCTCAATTTCAGGGCGCAAGTCGGGTTGTGCACCCCATGCTTACTGAGGTTTGCGTGGACTTCTCTGCCCGAGCTATTAAGGAGCTTTTCCCATCAGCGGGTCCTGTAAAGGACTACATTGTTGGCGAGCCGACTGCGGACAAGGTTGCAAAGGCATCGCGCAAGAGCCAGTACATGAACTGGCAGTTGACGCAGCAGATGCCGGAGTTCCGTGCGGAACTTGAGCAATTGCTGACGCAAGTACCGCTGGGTGGTGCGCAGTACATGAAGCTGAGCTGGGACTCTGGCAAGCGCCGTCCGGTTCCGCTGTTCATTGGTATTGACGACATTTACCTGCCGTACGCGGCAACAAACTTTTATTCGGCCGAGCGCAAGACGCACGTTCAGTACGTGACGGAGATTGAGTACCAGCAGCGCATTCGCTCTGGGATGTACCGTGATGTTGACTTGGCTCCGACGACGATGGAGCCGGATGTCTCGAAGGCCGAGAAAGCAAACAACAAGATTGAGGGTCGCGACAGCAGCGCGTACGACGTTGACGGGCTGCGTACGATCTTTGAGATCTATGTCATTTCTGACATAGAAGACGAGTACGGACTGGCTCCGTACATTGTTTCTCTGGACAAGACGACGGGTAAGGTTCTAAGCATCTATCGCAACTGGCGTGAGGAAGACGACACGCTTGAGGAGATGCAGTGGATCATTGAGTTCCCGTTTGTTCCGTGGCGTGGTGCGTACCCGATTGGCATTCCGCAGATGATTGGCGGACTTTCTGCTGCGGCTACGGGCGCTCTTCGGGCGCTGTTGGATTCTGCGCACATTGCGAACTTCCCTGGCATGTTGAAGCTGAAGGGTGGTCGCGAGGGCGGTCAGTCCGAGCGCATTGATCCGACCGAGGTGAAGGAGATTGAGGGCGGCGCGTTTTCGGATGACATCCGAAAGATTGCGATGCCGCTACCGTTCAACCAGCCCTCTGAAACGCTGTTCCGACTGCTGGGCTTTTTGATTGAGTCTGGCAAGGGCGTGGTTCGCACCACGATGGAGAACATCACCGACAGCAATGCCAACGTCCCGGTCGGTACGCAGCTCTCGCGTATTGAGCAGGGGATGATGGTATTCAGTGCGATTCATGCGCGATTGCATGATGCGATGGGTCGCACCCTGAAGGTCCTGCATCGTTTGAACGCGATGTACTTGGAGGACGAAGAGGTCAAGGAAGAGCTTGGCGAGTTGATTGTTCGCCGTTCTGACTTTGAAGGGCCGATGGATATTGTTCCGGTTTCGGACCCGAACATTTTCAGCGAAGCCCAGCGGTACGCGCAGGTTCAGGCGTTGGCTCAGCGTGCGGTGGCTTTGCCGCAGATTTACGATCAGCGCAAAGTTGAAGAGCGCATTCTTGATCAGCTGAAGATTCCGAACGCCAAGGATCTGTTGATCCCAGCGCCAAAACCGAAGGAGATGAATGCTGTCAATGAAAACATTGCTGCAACTCTTGGGCGTCCATTATCGGCGTTCCCAGAACAGGATCACCTTGCGCACATCCAAGTCCACTTGGACTATCTCACTAGCCCCGTATTGGGTGGCAGTTTCCTCATGTCGGGGACATACATTCCTATCATTCTTAACCATCTCAAGGAACATATCGCGCTTTGGTATGCGAATCATGTCTTTGAAGTTGCGTCTAAAGCGGTGGGTATGGACATCTCGGAAATCCAGAGGAAAAAGAGTAGTCCGGAGTTAAAGCGCAGCTTTGACCAGATGCTGGCGGCTGCATCGCAGCGTGTTGTTCCGGATGCGGCAAGCGCATTTAGCGCGATTCCGCAGATCGTGCAGCAGGCGATGCAAGTCATGCAGCAGATGCAAAGCATGGCGCCGGATGATCCGAAGACCGCTGCCCAGATGGCGGAGACCCAGCGCAAGGCTGCTGCGGATCAGGCCAACATCCAAGTCAAGCAGGCGGAGTTGCAGTTGGAGGCGCAGAAGGCGCAGGCTGGTACTCAAGAGCAGGCGGCGAAAATGCAGCAGTCGGCACAGCGCGAGGTCCTCAAGCAGGATCGTCTGGATGAGCGCCAAGCGGCAGAGCTGCGTGTCAAGATGGTTACGAATCGTGAAGACAACCAGACGGCGAAGGACATCGCTGCTGCGGAAGTTCTCACGGGTGAAAAGGTTGGTGTTTCAACGGGCACGGGTATTAACCCGTAGGAGTGATTTATGGCAGACGATTACATGAAGCAGCATCACATGCTGGCGATGGGAATGAAGCTGGATGGCCAGAAGATGGTCAACGGTGGACCAAAGAAAGGTGAGATTGAAGTGACGAAGGGTACCAAGGGCGACCCAAAACCAACGCCCGCCATGATTAGCAAAGGTAAACAAAACGCATGATTGAACGCATCATTGATGAATTGGAGTTGGCCAAGGCTCGCGTTGCACACGACGCGATGAAGCGGCAACTGGAAGGTAAGGATGCTTCGTTTGAATATGGCAAGGCAGTGGGCACTTACGCCGGGTTGCAGGCCGCGTTAACTTATATTGATCGTCTTCTAAAACAAAATGAAGAAGACGGAGAGGAGTTTTAAATGTCTAATTTGGATGAGGCTTTTCCTAGTGTAGAGCCGGGATTGGTTCCGTTTGGTTCTCGAGTTCTGGTGCAGATTCGCTCAGCAAAGAAGACTTCTGCTGGCGGTATTATTCTGCACAACGAAACTCGCGAAACCGAAATTTGGAATACTCAGATTGCAAAGGTAGTCACTCTTGGGCCGTTGGCGTTCAAGAATCGCAATACGATGGAGTCCTGGCCGGAAGGTAATTGGTGCAAGCCTGGAGAATTTGTCCGGGTACCAAAGTACGGCGGAGATCGTTGGAAGGTTCCTTTTGGAAAAGATGGGGAAGAAGAAGCCCTGTTTGTGATCTTCAACGATCTGGACATCGTTGGTGGTGTAGTGGGTGACCCGCTCGCCATTAAAGCGTTCATTTGACACTAACGTCGAAAAGGTGACTTATGTCTGAAAAAGACCAGTTAGTTGAAAACGACGATACTCCTGAAAACGAGGAGTACGTCATTACAGAAACCCCACCTGAAGAGCAGCCTATTGAGGCTCAGGCTTCTGAAGAAGCGGAGGAATCCGAGTCTGAAGAAGATGAAGGCGATGCCCGTCTTTCTGAAGAGGACGACGGCGAAGAAGAGGCGGGTCAAAAGAGCAAGCGTGCTTTAACTCCGGAAGAGAAGCGTGTGCAACGGCAGAACCGCAAGTTCCGTCGTAAGGCTGCGATTGAGCACAAGGAGCGCGAGTTGGCGTTCTTGCGCGCGGAGAACGAAGAGTTCAAGCGTCGATTGGCCAGCGTTGAGCAGCAGACAAGCAAGTTCAACGTTAGCGCGGTCGATCAGAAGCTGAACGAAGCGTTAAACGAAGCGCAGCTTGCTGAGCGAATCATGGCAAAAGCCATTGAGCACGGCCACGGTGAAGACGTTACCAAGGCGTTGCAGATTCGCGATCAGGCTCTCGAGCGTGCCCGTCAGCTGCGAGCGGAGAAGGAGCAGGCTGAAAAGCCACGCCAACAGGAAAAGTCCGTTAAGGACCCCCGTGTTGCTGCGTATGCCAAGGAGTGGATTGATGCCAATGATTGGTACGACCCGTCTGGTAAGGACGAGGATTCGGCCATCGTAAAGGTCATTGATCAGCGCCTCGCTGCCGAGGGGTATGACCCGTCTAAGGAAGATTATTGGATTGAGTTGGACAACAGGGTAGCTCGCAGGCTTCCCCATCGTTACGGAGAGGAACCTAGCATGGAAACTGAAAAGCCTGCCCCTAAGGCGGCGGCTACTCGAAAAGGTCCGCCGGTCGGCGGTAAGCGTGAATACGCTGCCCCGTCTACCCGCAAAGAGGTGTATATCAGCCCTGAGCGCAAGCAGGCGCTCATCGACGCAGGCGTCTGGGACAACGCAGACTTGCGTCAACGCTACATAAAGCGTTATGCTGAATATGATCGTAACAATTCTTCTCGCTAAATAAGGGAGCGAGTTATATATGAGCGACGAAAGACTGAAGAAAGTTCTTGGCGAAGGGCGAGAAAACCGGGCTGCGTATGATCGCGTAGCAACTGAGAGTCGCGAACTCTCGGATGATGCTCGAGTTGAGATGTTTCGACAGCAATTTATTCAGGCCGCGTTGCCTGATTTGCCAAAAATTCCTGGTTATCACACTTGTTGGTTAACCACGACGAATCCTAGAGATTCTGTCCAGGCGCGTATTCGGCTTGGTTATGAGCCGATCAAACCCGAGGAGGTTCCCGGTTGGGAATACTGCTCGATTAAAACTGGCGAATGGCAGGGGTTCGTAGGGGTTAACGAGATGCTTGCTTTCAAGCTTCCGATGTCGCTGTACAAAAAGTACATGCACGCGGTGCACTACGATGCGCCCAATCAGGAAGAGGAGCGGCTGCTTGGTACCAATGAAGCCATGCGTGAGCAGGCTGAGCGTGCTGGGTCAAGTCTGGTCGAAGGTGATGGCATGTCGGCAATTCGGGAATCGTCCAAGGTGCGCGCTCCGCAAGAGTGGTAGCTTGGTCACTTTTTTCAGAGGATTACCAAATGTCTACGACTGATGCTCCTTTTGGGTTGCGTCCGGCGTTTCATCCCAGCGGGCTTATTCGTCCCGTTGCGATGAGCATTGAGTCGGGCTACAACGCAAACATTCTCCAGTTCCAGCCAGTCAAGATTGGCGCCAGCGGTACGATTGAAGCCGCTGCTGCCACCGAGGCGGCTATTGTTGGCACGTTCATGGGTGTTGAGTTTACCGATACCGATGGCCGTCGCCGCGTAAGCAACAAGTGGACGGCTTCGACCGCCGCCACGGACATCGTTGCTTATGTCACCACCGACCCCGCTATCGTGTATGAGATCCAAGCGACCAGCTCGATCAACATCACGGATATCGGTTCTCAGGCGGACTTTGCGAACGTCACCGCTGGCAGCACCACGACCGGTCTTTCACAGGCCGAGCTTGATGCTTCTCAGCTGACGACTTCGGGTAACGAAATCCTGCGTATTGTGAACCTCGCTCCTGAGGTCAACAATGCTTGGGGTGACGCTTACACCATCGTTCAGGTCCAAATCAGCCAGCACCAGTTTGTGGCTGATAAGGCTGCATTTTAAGGAGGACTAGAACATGGCAGTCCCAATGCGTAGTACTGACTTTCGTTCCATTGTTGAGCCCATTCTTAATGAGGCTTTCGATGGTGTTTATGACCAGCGTGCTGACGAGTGG